ATCAAAAATCGCATACATAATGGTGCTACGATAGGAATTAATCCATATTCAAATGAATGGGATATCTTAGCTAGAAAGCTTTTATCGTTGAACAACGAAGTAAATGCTGGAGATTTTAAGGGATTTGACAAACATCAAGTTCCTCAAATTGTTAGTGAAAGTTTCCCAGTAGTGGCAGCTTATTATCGAGATCAGTCACCCAGTGAAATGAAAATCCGTAAGTTATTATGGACAACATTACATAGAACCTACCAGTTGGTCGGATCGAAAGTAGTTCTCTGGGATTCTAGCTTACCGAGCGGACATTATTTGACCGCTTGGTGGAATAGTTTATACAACCGTTTAGTGCATAAATATGCGTTTTATCGTTGTATGACTGATAATCTAGGCATGGGATATGAATCCCTCTGGATCTTCAATGATAAAGTTTGTCTTCAGACTCATGGAGACGACTCTTTATTCACTACAGTGAAGGAATATGCTCCGTTGTTCAATGAAATGAATATCGGAGGATATATGTCAGAATTGGGATTAACTTATACACCAGAAGACAAAATGACTGAAAATGTCAAAGCAAGGGGTATAAGTGAAGTGGCGTTTCTCAAACGTAAATTTGTCTATTCTAAAATCTTAGGTGGGTTCGTGGCTCCCATGAACTTAACTAGGGTAAAGGAAATGATTAATTGGACGAGAAAGGAGAACGCCAATGGGATATTGCAAGATAAGTGCGACGTAGTAGCTAGAGAGTTTTCACTACATGGGCGTGCTATTGCAGAACCCTTGATCGAGAAATTAAATCAAGGTTATAAGAGAGTGTTTGGAGAAGGAATGAAAATTACTTCTTTTCTCACTCTGTTCAGAGAGGTTTGCTCCTCAGATATAACTTCCGATATATCAAATTTACAAATGATGAACAGTACAACGAAGAAAATTACAGATCAAGCTCTGGATGGTGTTATTGCAGCCATTCAACTTCCTACCACTATGCATACCACTTCAAGCTTAAAAGATGGGCGAGTCATTACATCTTTGGGAGAGCTCCACTCCCTTTATCAAATGGAAAGTACAGTTACTACATCAGCTCCAGGACCGGTTCCTCAAGATACGGCTTTTGCAGATGAAGCTGCTGTTATAAATGTCCAGAAACCATTACAAGTTAGCTCCACG